GGCATTGAAGAGCTCAAGACCCTTGACAGAAAGTTTTTGAGTTTTCATCTTAGGTGGACACTCCCGAGTATTTCAGTCCCGTTGCGGTGATGAGAACTCGTCCCAAATCACCAGCAGTAACGGCGTGATCAAGCGTAACGCCGAACACGTATTTTCCCGTGGTAAGTGCAAGCACTTGACCAGGAACAGCGGAATCACAAGCAACGGCTACACCGCGCAAAAGTGTGGTTTTGTATTTCATCCAAACCACAGCGCCCTGACTGGCAACTTGCACGATGTTTCCCGCAGTGACTTTACCGTTCTTGGTGTCATACACACGCACACCAAGAACATAGTCTGTGTCCGCAGTCTGTGCGTCCACAATGGGAACGCCATTGACATCCGACCCGCCCAAATCCTTGAGCTTGAGGCCCTGTCCAGTTTTTGCGCCTACGGTAGCAAACGCACTTGACGCAGGGTCAATGCGCATGGTGAACACGTTCGGAGTGGGGTTGAGAGACAAATCAAGTTGTCCAGGAAGTACCTGTTGCTTGAATTGATTGATGTTCAAATCACCAGCAGCCATTATTTCGCCTCCGTGGTGGGTTTCAGAGAATACCGTTCAGACCCGGCAGCAAGGCGCGCGGTGCGCGACTGGTGCGAAGGTTTGAATTCGGTTTCCGACGAATTATTGCGCGCGGTTTTGACGCGCGTGAAATTCTCGTTCGGCTTCTCATCTTTGCCGTTCGTCTTTTCTTTTTTGTTGGTTCTCTGTTTCGTTTCGTCAACGACATCTTCGGCGTCTTCGTCAAGAATTTCAACAACTTCATTTGCCTTCTGATAGGAGGCCATGAGTTCGGAAACCTTGACTTTCTTGCCATCGACTTCAACTTCATCGTCACCATTCATGAACGATTCAGCGCCGTCTTCGGGAGTTTCTTCTTCCCCGCTGCCCTGTCCTGCTTTGTATGCAGCAATCAGATCGGCAAGCGGAACTTTTTCTTCCCCGACCATGACTAGCGATTCTTCGGCGTTGACCATTTGTTCGCTGTCATCTTCGGGTTTGTCATCAGGTTTCTTTTCAACGGGTTTTTTGGGAGGGACCGGAGGCCCTGCGTTTTTCTTCGCTTTCGGTTTGTTTCCGAAAGAAGGGAACCATTTAATTTTCACTTTGCTTTTTCCTCCTTTGGAATTTGCAAATACACGCGCACCTTCGTAACGGGGATTATCGACAATCGCCATGTGGGTAAACACACCATCTTCAACACACTCGGCGTATTCAATGTTGTGATAAACGCCACCTTCGGCGGTTTCTGTCGGAACATATGCGCATGAAACCGAGTAGCCTTTTTCATCAAGATTGACTTGGGTCTCTTCGTCCCAAATCAACATATCAGCCCAAAACCAACCCGTTTCTGTGTTGTATCCCACTGCTGATATAATGCCGTCCGCTAGGTCTTCTTTCTCTTCGTCTGTCAGCGTTTCCCATTTCGCAAAGTCGAAAGCGTTTTCAGCTTGCGTTTCTTTATGTGCGAAATTAAAAACGGGACAGCCTACGAATGTAGAAAGCATTTTATCTATCGCTTCTTTCGACAGATAAACGTTCCCTGCATCGACATCCTCATAACTAACGATACCGGGTTCGATAAATTCTGCTCGATATCGCTTCGGCTTTACGCCCATTCTACCCCCACTTTATACATACTCTAATTCTAGCCCCTGACAGACTTTAGGTCAAGGGTTTCTTACAAAAATCAGTCAAGAAGAGGGACCGCAACACATCGGCACCCAAAGGGTTCCCCCGGTTCCTCCCGTTCTCCGTCCGTCCCCGAGACAGGAGGGGAACCGAAGAAAAACGTTTTACCATTCAATAATTTATGCAACGGGCGTGTACGTTCGTCGTGACTTGAAGACCAACGATATTTTGTCACACCTGCACCTAAAAAACGTTCTCGACGAAACTTAGACATAAACAAAGATGTTTCTTGACGCGCAAGAAATTTTGCTTTATTCTGCGTTGTGCCCCACTCATTAACCAACATATCAATAAGTTTACGTCTGTTGTACCCGTTCTTAATATCCTCTTCTACAACGCGCCTTAAACGTTCTACTTGATCAACTGACCAGTTCTTAATATTCAATTGTTGATTTTTCGTGTACTCTTGTAGAAGTTTGTCGTGCATCTTTTGAGGCATTTCGGGCATTACGCCTAGATGTGCATAATCGTTTTGTATGTCGTAATTCATCTTGGCTAATGAATCGTCAATCGAAAATTGGAGTTTATCTAACTCCTCTTTAACACGTTTCGGAATGTCTTTTATCGCTTTGACTATTTGCGCGTGTATAGCTTTGTTACGTGACTCTACTTGCACAGCTACACGCGCAACTTGTGCAGGAGCCACCCCCCGCCACACCTTTTTACGACCATCGAAGATAGCGAACTTAGAAAGCTCTTTAGAAATCTTTGCGTTGAAATTACCGCTAAACTCGCCATTACTGTAAAACACGGTTCCTTGCCGTAAAGCGTCAATTAACACGGTAATTCTGTCATTTCTTAGCTCTTTTTTGTCGAAATTAGCGAAAATATCGGCAAAAAAGAGCTGATAAAAATACGCATTTATCTCCCCTTGAATGGGATACCAATAGTTATCTTTTAGGGTTAACATCTATTTTAGGCCCTTTTCGTTTCCAATTCAGCTTAAATCCATTACCTGCTGGTGCAACTGTAGACGGTCCATTGGGTGCAATAGGTTGAGGCGCAAGCAAACCCTTTTCCATCTGTGTTTCAAGTGTCAATACATTCTCTTTGCGCAACGCTTCGCCCACTTCGTTAGACAAAAGGAGTCCACGGTCGTACAATTCAAGAATGCGTGTTTGTTTGGCGGTCTTTACTTCCTGTTCCTCTTGTTCTGTAAGAACACGCATAGCGGGCCACTTGAGGGAAAAGGAAGGAATGTATCCATGCACACGAAGAAAGGCAATTTTCATCAATTCTCGAATGGTCGGCATAAGAGGCGCGCGGATTTCAGAATCGATCATTTGATTATATGATTCAAGATCGTCTTCACCTGATCCGAAACCAGAGGCCGACAATCCAAAGAGTTTGTTCACAGGCATACGAAGCGCGGCAGCTATACCGATACGATTTTCGCGCTTGACTTCGGCAAGACCCGAGAACGTCATAGTTTTCTGTTCAAAGGTTTCTTTCGTGTCAAGCACAAGTGCGTGAAGATAATTCTTCAATTCGTTAGCAGCTTGCACACGGCGTGTGATCGCTTCTGTTCCGCCTGTGGTCAACATCTTGCTTGCAAGATTTTCGATGTGATACACGTCAACCTTGCTTTCGTCAAGAATCTCATAGAGTACATCGTCTGTTTTCAAATACAGATTCAAGTCGCGCAACATACGTTCCGCTTCGCTCATGCCCCAACCGCGCAATTGTCTACGAACGTAGGAAGGTGCGCGCTTACCTCTGCCCAAAAGGAAACGACTCTTGTGTATCGGTGTACCCCACAGAAAGAAGTATTCCGTTTCTGTGTACGATGAAAAAATGGTTTCAAAGTCGTCGAAATAGGCGGCACTTGTGTCGATTTGCCATCGGTCAATATCGTACAATTCCAACGGTCCACGGTCCAACGTTTTCCAGTTCATTGGTTTCTTTTCGTCTTGATTGGTATTGATGAGCAATGCGCCGCCACCGTACAAACGCACCCATGTGTAGAAATTCTTTACAGTTTCCCACCAACCGTTTGTTTCCCAGTAATCAAGCACTTGTTGAATATCGTCATTGTCAAGTTCCGATGATTCAATTTCAATTCGTTTAGACAGTGCGTCTTGAATAGGAAGTTGGACAGCAGTCTGAAACAAACCATTCGACGTGTACAGATACGTCAAAATTATTCTGTTGATCGTAATCAAAGAATAATTGTTTGCGAACTGCACACCCGCATAACCGGACAAGTAACTCCCACCGGTTAAAAGCGCGTGTGAACGAACACCTGCAACCAATTCTGTTAGACCGTTGTCCAGTCGTCGTCCATTCCCTCTTCCGGGTCTTTTAGGTGCCATTTACTTTTCTCCTATCACGCAACATCAAGCATAGACACGCCTTCCCCGGCGAGTTCGGTTAACGCAAATACGGCAGCGTCGAGACGGTTAGGACTGAAACCGCTGCCGGGTTCATAGATACACATTTCATCCTCAAGTAACATAAACTCTTCACGATGATAAACACGTTCTTTTTCATAAAGTGCAGAAATAGGTTCGGCGCGAAGAATCTTACCGCGCGAAGAATTGATTAACTTGACGTTGATATTCGGGTGTGTTGAACGTATTGTGTGTTCTACCATATCCCCGCCGTAGTTCTTTTCAGCTACAACAATATCTGCTTTCCAACGATCATAGGCGCGCGAAACTTCGCTTGCCCATTCGGCGGGTGTGCCGTGACAAGAATAGTCTTCAAGAATCACGAAACTATGTCCCTCTTGCGTCGAATGATCTTCAAATTGTGCTGCAACAATGATTCCGATTTCGTCACCATCAACGGTTCCAGAAGGGTCTACGCCGACCACAACGCGCATGAAATCGATGTCTTGCGTCATGCGCTTGAACCACGAACGTTTCCACAGACTGCCGGAATCTGTACCATATTCGCCGTACAAGAATCGGCGTTTCTTTTCGCTTGAAAGTTGTTCAAGACCCTTTATGTATTCGGGTGACAAGTTTACAATGTTGTCTATGGGATTCATTTTCACAACAAAGAAATCATCGGATGGTACGTCTCGACCATCGGGATATTTTCTCTTGTGAAACATTTTGTAGCCCCAATGTTGTGTGCTTGGGGGGTTGTAGTCAATGATGATTTTACCGCGCATTCCTGCGGGAGGATTAAGGCGCGTCACAATCATTTCATAGGAATTGAATGAAATCTGTGATGCCTCATTCAAGTACACGGTTGCATATTCGTTACCTAGAATTTTTTCTGTACGTTCTTTTTCGTCGAGTCCACCAATCCAGATTGTTGAACCGTTGGGAAACAAATAGAACCATTCGGATTTGTTGAGTTTAACAACTTTATTAAGGCCCAACATGCGGAGCACTTTGGGCATTGTTTGGAAACAAATAGATTGTTTCGCATGGGAAAAACGGAAGCGCATGATAACGTGGTCGGATTGTTGAAGCAACGCGCGTTTAACGATGTCTTGACACGCTTCAAACGTTTTCCCCGAACGCCCGCCACCTTCAAGTAACACTGTTCGATACTTGGCAATGGCGCGCGCTGCTTCGGTTTGTACGTGTGTACGTGTAATTCGATATCCGAAGTTTACCCCGCCATTATCTGAGAGCACCGTCTAACTCCTCAAAAATAATGTTCGGCATTTCGGGCTTGCCTAAATTAGGGTCTTGTGTACCCCAACGCGGTTTATTGATCTTTTCCAAGTACCATTGAATCGGGGCACCGTTGCCCTTGTTCGCAGCAATTTTGCGGGCTGTTTGGTGCAATTGGAGCGCGTCGAACTCTGATCTTGTTTCCCAAAAACTTAGTTGCTCTTGTAGTTTGCCGTCTGCACGGATCAAGGCACATTCTTCTACCGAACACCCCATAGCAATCATTGCGCGCTCAAGTTCCATGCCGATAGCAACAGCCGCTGCAACACGGTCTTTTCGTTGCTCGAAAGGAGTTTTGCGCACTTCGCTTAGGTCTTCAACGTCGGGTAACATCCCTATATATTCTAAGCCATATACTGCAAAAAGAAAAGCCCCAACCGACACGCCGTTAGGCTCATTCGGTTGGGGCTTTTCCAGGATAACAGAGCACGGCGCAACCTCCCGGAACGGCGCGCGCTGTCGTCCTTTTTCTTTACACTTCGGCGGGGCTCGACGGGGCAGGGACCGGGCCGGTCCAACCTTCGGGCGCGTCGGCTCCCTGACCTTCGATCAGGTAGACGCGCGCTTCGCTGTCGTAACGCACCCAGATACGGTCGGCGGGCTCGGCGCTTTCATTGTGGCGCTTGAGCGCACCCTTGACGCGCACAGGGTCCATTTGCAGACCGACGTACACCGCAACGCCGTTCACCGAATTCTTGGTGGGGTTTCCGCTGGTATCGATGTGGTTGTCGGTGTTCTTGAAGAATTCCGCCACAACGGTTTCCAGGGGCTTGCGTTCCTTCTTCACACCCGCAGGGCGTCCACTGCGGGGGCGCTTCGCGGCAATGAAGTCCGACGCTTCCTTGAGGTAGGGAGTCAGTTCGGAAATCGTGACTTCCGGTTCCTCGGCCAACTGCTTGACCAAACCGGCGACGAAGTTCGCGCACTCAGCGTTTGCCTTGCGGTAGCTGGATGAACGAACGCGCAAGATTTCCTGCTTCAATTCCTTCGATGCGTCGTTCGGCATTTCGGGAAAGGGGAAGCTGCCGGGGTACTTTGCGGAAAGTTCCTCGTCCGTCAAACCTTTGATTTTTTCTTTGGCCATATGGGCCTCCTTTAATTTCTAACGAACGGCTTACAAAGAACATCGTTTTCAGCGTAGGTACGACCAAGGGTTTTACTGCTCGGGCGTACGTTGTCCTCTTTCTCATGGCGTCGTGCACGACTTAACGGCGTTGAGCCGGGGCCAAGTCAGTCAATTCAGTGCCTTATACGATGTCCTATGTAAGACGTTCGTTGTTTGTTATCTACACTCTAATACATTGTTCGCAGACTGTCAACATAAATCGGTGTGTTTTACAAAAGAAAAAGGCGCAACGTGTGTTGCGCCTCGTTTGGTCAGTTCTGCACTCTTCCACACTCAGGACAAATATAAGGTGACAAAGCCCACCAAGACGCTTTACATATGTTGCACGTATAAAGGTGCATTTCCTGATTCAGCATTTCCTCAGAGGCGTTTGACATGAATATTTCCCAATGATGAGCAAAGATCAAGTCTCCTTCGGCTTTCGCCTTGTCGATTTGGTTTTGTGTGTCTTCTCTAACTGTCATATCGTTGTACCTGTTTCGTCGGCCAAGGCTTCTAGAGCTTTGCGCGGGAATTGCCAGGAAGTGACAATGGTTTCAGCTTTTGCACTCCATTCTGCGCTCCCCAACTTATAGACTTGTTTAACACCTTCCAAAATTGACGGCTCAACCTTCACAAGATCAACACCTTTGTTGCCGAACAAGTGCAATTCGTACCTCACACCTTCCTTGTTCTTAAACAAAGGTTGTTCAAGGTACTTGGCAACCTCGGCCAATGTATAGAAATCTTTCATAATGTCTCCTTGTCCTGCGTACAGGGTCATAAAGTTAAGATTTTTAGCAAGTTCTCGGGAAATACCTTCCTTATCAGCTCTTGCTCTATGTACATCAAACATTGCTTTTCTCTCCTTGTCCTATATACTATACCAACACTCACAGTTTGTCAACCTAAAAACATTTACTTTATTTTTGAAGAAAAGTCGATAAATTGCTTGACGTACTTTGAAAGTCGGTGTATTGTGTTGGAAGAGGAGACTTATGGAAAAAGCAATCAAAGCAATCAAAGCTATCGGACACGTTGACGTGCCGAAGCTCAACCCCGTGCACAACGAAACGCCGTTCGCGCGTCGTTCGTTCTACGATACCAGGGTGCGCAAAGCACATACCGAAGTCAAGGTGTTTGAGAACGGAAATCTTGAGTGGCAACAGTTGCCCAAGGAACTCGACCCGCAGTTCAACGTCAAAGCGCCGTTTGTGGTGTACAAATGATTACACCTAACGAACTGTGGACAATGGGCTTACATCAAGTGGGCATGATCGACTATAGTACACAAGTGCAACGTGTACCGGGAGGTTGGATTTACACGATGATTGTGCGTGACTCCGCAGGGCCTACAGCTTCACGTGTAACGTCTCCTCCTATTTCAACGTCGTCTGTGTTCGTGCCGTGGATTGGATCACAAGAGCATGAACGGCAACAAGAGAACGAACGCACAGACGATAAGCCTTTCTAAACACACCGCGCGACACACGCAGCCCACCGATCAAGGTGGGCTTTTCTTTTGCTCAAAAATCAACGTACTAAGCGCCCTATAAGCACTTATTTTTCATCCAAAGAGGGGCTTTCAGAAAGAGCAAAGTTTTTTCTCTCGGGACTTAAAGGGTGCAGAAATGTACTCACTTTTCAAAAACATAGGGGTAACGTACAGTGTCTAGGTGTCTGAGATTTGTCTAGTCGTTAAGTGTTGATCTGGAAAGAAAATAGGTTCTATTTACAGGCACTAGACACCACAGACAGGTTCCTGGAACTCATTTTATTTAGTTTATTACTCGAATTAATTAAAAAGGACTTAGAATCTTAACGATCGACGTTCTCCTCTCCTACCTCAATATTACTCTCTCCCTATATAGCGTTCTAACTATATAGATTGTTAACCCATATTTAGTTAACTAAACGAACAATACACAATCAATAAATTTTCTTCCATAGTGGGTAAGTTGACGGAATGAACCAACCCTCTTCGATTTCCTGGAAACGGTGTCTACACTGTCTAGTGTCTAGTAAAATGCTCTAAGTCTTTACAACACAAGGAAATAAAAAAAGACATTTTGCAGACAGTTGTGTTTCCACTATAGGTGTCTAGTCGGGTATATCTCTATACACTATAAGGATTTAAGGACTAGACAAATTGAAAAGACAGCGGTTTGTCTGTCTTTTTGAGTCATCCCATATTGACAAACCGTCATCCCGTGTTATACTCAAAACATGGAAAACAAAGTGCCTGACCCGGTTGCACAAGAATTTAAGAACACGTTCTATCCTCAATTGCATGAATGGGTGAACGGTTGGCAACCTGAACGAGTACAACGCGCATGGTCTGTATATCGAAACCTCCCGCCGAGTGCGCGCAAACTGTTTCAACTTCAAGTCGATACCGTGCATAAAGTCGCTAAGATCAAACAACTCTACAAAATCATTGGTGGGGTTGGAACCGCCGAACACATTGAATCAGGCAAAGAAATCAAAGCAGCACGTTACTATGTAACGTGGGATAAAATCTCATATCGGAGTAAAAAAATGAAAGAATATCTTATGGTATTAACAACATGTTTTGAGTGTGCCGAAATGTTCGTGAAACACATGGAAACAAAACCAACTGAAAAAGACATATCCGACTTTGATCATCAGTTTGGTTACGCTTGCGGTAAAGTAACAATCATGGAACTTAATAAAAGTGGTGTTTATGTAAAGGTACAAGAATGACACACCCCGTAACCGTAGAAGACTACCAACGATACGCCGACATTCTCCATTTGTTTGAAGGCGAAGTTCAATACACGCCAAAACGTGCAAAGAAACTTTTTGAAGCGTGGGAGAAGTTAACGCTTGTCGAGCGCGCAAAGTTCCGTTTTGAAACGTGCCGCACATCATTTGATGTCGAACGCTTCGGACGACAGAACGGCAGGGAAGGAAAATGTGTGTTGATCGGTGGGGCAGGGCACCATAGAGGACAAAAACCAATTCAGATTTGGGGAGTGTGGTCGTGATTATGACATTGGAAGAAGCAAAACGTTTTGTGCCGGATTACGTGTCCGGGGATGTACTTATTTGTCAACTACCTGATAACATTGTACAGCCTTCTAAAATGGTTCCACTTGTAACCAACAAACTTTACATCTGTGAAGAAGTATGGAAATGCCCATGTACAGGTTACGGGTGTACGGGATATCTTGTACGTTTGAAATTCGTAGACTATCCATCGAGTAAAACCACATACAGGGAAGGACATCCCGCAGCGTTTTTTCGTAAAGTGGAAGCGCCGAAAATCGCACAACGAAAGAAAACTCTCGTCCCTGTAGGTAAGTAAATGGCAACGCCACAAGCTGCGAAAGATCGACGCGCAAGGCTCAAAGCTGCAAACCTTTGCACACGTTGCGGAGGTAAGAAAGAAGAGAACCGTGCGCATTTGGTAACGTG